GCATCCGCGCCTGCGTCAGCGCGTTCGGCAGCGCCGAGGTCTGCAGCAGGTCCGCGCCGCGCTGGTTGTCGTCCAGATACTGCTGCCGCCGCAGCGACGCCATCGTGGTCGCCGCGTTGAGGCCCAGTCCCTGCTGCCCTTGGATCGCCTGCAGCACGTTGCCGAGGATGCTCGCGCGGGTCGCCTGCCACTGGTTCGCCAGCGACGCGTTGCTCGTCAGTGCGCCCTGCTTCTCGGAGGTGTCGGCCAGCCCGGCCTGCTGCAGGTTGCCCGACATCCCGACCGCCGCATCGCGCCGCCGGTTGCGCTCGTCGGTGACGTACTGCAGGAGCGCCTGCTGCTGCCCGGCTCGCGCCTTCTGGTAGCCCGCGCTCGTCTCCGCACCGAGCGCCTGCGCGACACCGCTGCTGGGCGCGAGGCCACGCGACGCCATCTGCTGCGCGTTCTGCTTGTACGCGTCATCGCGCGAGAGCGCGAGCGAGTCGAAGAACCGCGCCTTCAGCGCCGCCTCGTCCGACGACGAGAACGGATCCTGATTCAGTTCCTTCATCCGGTTCGTCGTCGCGGTGGCGAACTGCGCGGTGTAGGGGTTGTCGAGCACCTTCGCTTGCGCGGCGCTGCCGCCCGCCGACTGCGCGAGCGCCGCGAGGCCCGCGTTGAAGCGCGGGTCGGGCTGCAGGTAGCTGCCGAGCGTGCTGGTGATGTCGCCGTAGTTGGGCGCGGCCTGATTCAACTGCGTCATCCGCTGGTTCCACGCGGTGTTGATCGGCTGCGAGGTCGGGTCATCGAAGAAGTTCCCGAACGGACTGGTGTCCGGTTGGGCGCTGGCGCTGCTCGTTGACGGCGCACCCCACCCCGCCATCGGCGACGGCGCGTTGTAGCTCGGAGGCGTGTAGCTCGGCGACGACCCGCCGTACTGCGCGGGCGGGCCTCCGGGGTTGTAGTAGGGCGAAGGGGACGCCATCGAAACCTCCTACGTGAGATACGGCGGGCGCTGCACCGCCGCGTTCATCGCGCTCTGCGCGGCGGGCGCGCTGTTCTGCAGCCACTGCTGGTACTGCGGATCCCGCTTCATGTAGCTCGGGAGCATCCCGGCCTGCTGCGACAGCAGCAACTTCCGCAGCGGCGACTCTTCCTGCATCTGCTCCTGCTGCTGCTGCAGGAGCGCCGTGAGCGCCTGATTCATGTCCATCGACCCGCCTCCACTCCCGCCCCGCGTCGCAGCATACAGCCCGGCGACCGCAGGCGCGACGACCGCGCCCGCCTTCATCACCTTCTTCGCCGCCGTCTGCGCCCCGGTCTTGGCGGCTTGCTTTGCCAACGTCTCCCCCACCGTGGTTGCCGTGCCCGCGCCCGCAGTGCCCGCCCCCGCCCCAAACGTGCCCGCTGGCACGCCGATGGTCGGGGCCGCGCCGAAGCCGGAGCCGAAGACGAGATCGCCCGTCGCCCCAAGGCCCGTGCTGCCGCCCGCCGACGCCGCCGAGGGCAGGATGACGCCTTCCGGGGTCATCGCCAGCCCGGTGCCTGCGCCGCCGAGGCCCGCTGCCGTGCCGCCCGCTGCGCCTGCCCCGCCCCACGCCCCGCCGCTGCCCATCGCCACGGGTGCCCAGCCCGCAGGCAGCGCCGCCGCGCCACCACCCGCTGCCGCGCTACCACCGCTCGCTGCTGCGCCGCCGGTCGCTGCAGCCCCACCATACGCGCCCGCCGCGAGCGCGCCGAGCGCGAGGCCACCCGCGCCGAGGCCGAGGGCCGCGCCGCCGTAGGCCGCTGCGTTGTTGAGGCCGGTGTCGAACTTCTCGGCGAACGTCGTGTTGACGATGTTGCCCTGCGAGTCGTACTTCTTCCCCGGCGGGAGCTTGCCCCGGATGATGTTCCAGATCGGGCCAGACGTAGCTTGCGTCGGCGCGCGTCGCGTGTCGGGCGCTTGCATCGCGGCGATGAACTTCGCCCGGCCTTCCGGCGTCCCGCCGGGCGAGCGGTCGTAGATCGCCCCCAGTTCCTCGGACGACTGCGGCGGGCGACGTTGCGTCGCCGGGTCGATCCACCCGACACCCGGTGTGATGTTTCGGTTCGGCCCATACGCGATGATTGGCGTGCTGCTCGATATGGGATGCGACTGGCCCGAGTGCGGGTCGAACGCCGTCGCCCCGCCGGGCTGGTCCACCCAGACAATCTGCCCTTGCGAGTTGTAGCCGTAGGCCATCAGACCTCCAGCGCGACCATGAAGGGCGCGTTCGCGACCGACGACGCGAGGTAGATCCGGTTGTTGTCGGCGGCACGCGTCACGCGCAGCGGCACGATCTGCGCGCCGACGATTCTCACCGGGAGCACTTGGATCATGTTGTAGGGCACCGCCGCCAGCCCATGCACCATCGAGAACTCCGTGTTCGCGACCGACGCCGTCACGCCGTCGAAATAGTACAACTGCAGGTTCTCGGCGCGGCTCGATGGGTCCGGTCGCCCGAGCCGCAGGTTCGTGAGCACGTACTCAAACGCCAACTGCAGCGCCTTGCGCTGATCGGCGGGGAACCCCGCGAGCACCTGATTCACGTAGCTGGTCTGCGCCATCGCCTTTCACTGGATCTGAAACGCGAATGACCCGTTGACGCGCGGTGCGACGGCGAGCGTCCAGTTCGTGTTCGTCAGGGGCGTGCAATAGAAGTCGATCCGCGCGACGCCTCCGGTGATGACCACGATGCCGACTGCGCCGGTCGCCAAACTGGAGGCTTGCGTCTGGATCCACGCCGGGAGCACCAGTTGCTGCGCCCCGGTCCCGCCGGGCGTAATGGCGGCGGGCAGGGCCACCCGCAGCGCCGACGAGGCCGTGCCCCCCAGCACCGCGCCAGTGATGTCCATCTGCACGAAGGCCGTCTTTCCTGCAATGGCGTAGCGAAACAAAGCGACGTTGCCCGCGATCACCGGCCATGTCATCGAGCCGCTGCCGGTGTAGTCCGCCGCGTTGAACGGCACGTTGGTCCAGTCGCCCAGCGCCGCCGCCCGTCCGCGCTCGCGGATGCTGCCGTCGCTTTGCACTTGGAACAGCACGTTAAAGCTGCGCGGGTTCGGCCCGACGGGCGCGTTGTAAAAAACGAGGCGACCGGTCTGGGGCTGGAGTTGTAACAGCGCGGAGAGCGACGCCACGTCATCAGCCGTCCACAGACCACCGGGGTAGTCCGCGTTACTGGTGAGGTTGACGTTGCCGTTCACGTCGCTATTCAGCCGGACCTTCGAGAGTGCGCCGCCGCCTTGGTTGTCGTCCAGCACGAGCGTCGGGTTCGTGCCCACGATGCGCTGCGGGTTCGGCAGCGTGCCGCCGACCAGCGACGCCTCGATGGCCGCGATCTCGTCCTGCACCGCGTTCATGTGCTGCGCGAAGACGGTCTGCCCGTCGCTGCGGGCCGGGAAGACGACGGGGGCGGCAGGATAGCTCGCCATCAGTTGAACCCTCGCATTTGCGGCTCAGGCCGCACGCCTATGGCGTAGGTGAACCACTTGAACAGCCCGATGCCGACGTAGGTCGCGCGCAGCGTGATCGCGTTGCCCTCGGCGGTCAGCGGCAGCATCGACGTGAAGTACTTCCGTTGCCGCCCCGAGTAGCTGGCGACACCATACACTCCCAGCCCGTAGAGCGAGACGCCCGCGCCGGTCACGTCAATCGGCAGCACCGTGATCGACTGGTCGTCCACCATCACCTCGATGCTGAACGTGCCCGAGGTCGGACGGTACTCGCCGAACATCTCGATGAAGCGCGCCCAGCGCCGCGCGGCAGGCAGCAGCGCCGGGCCTTCGTAGTAGCACGTCATGTCCGCGCCGTCTTCGCCCGCGCCGGGGATCGACTCTTCCGCCAGTTCGCCCGAGGCCAGCTTCCACGACCAGAGCCGCCCCGAGTCGCCTGCGCTCGCCTCGCGCCCGTCCCACGGGAGGTAGCCGCCGATGGTGCGCGTCGTGCTCGTCCACGCCGACGTGCCCTCTGCGGCCTTCGTGCGCGAGAGGTCGAGCACCCACTCGCCCGGCACCGAGATGTCGTAGAGGCGCGGCACCGCGATCCGCACCTCCTTGCGCTGCGGGTGATACACGAGGGCGATCCGCTGAATGTCCGTCGGCGCGACGTGGGTCATCATGTCCTGCCACGCCGTCCAGATGTCGTCCGAGAGCAGCGAGTCGCTTGCGCCGTCGAAGAGGTAGACGCCGCCGTCGCTGCCGTGCAGCACGCCCGCTTCGATCTGATACACCGCACGCGGCCCAAGCGCCCCGGCCACCGCGCCCGCGCTGGGGCGCACCTCAAAGTCGAGCGAGGTCTGCCCGATGATCAGGTAGACCCCAGTGTTGCCGAAGACGATGAGCGTGTCGCCGAGCGCGATGAGCGCGGTGATGCGGTCGCCGCGTTCAAACGGGATGTCGAGGTAGTAGAGGCCCGGCCACGCCTGCGGCAGGAAGATCTCGCTGAACCAGATGCGGTTCGTGATCGCCGCGTCGCGTGCCCACCAGCGGTTGCGCCAGACGACGCCGAAGCTGAACGCGCCGGGCACCGTGTTCTTCGTCGGCAGTTCGACGCCGTCGGGAAAGAACGTCGAGGGCGTCGTGATGTCGAACGTCGTCGTCGCGTTGGGCACGCCGGTCGTGCCGACCTTGCGGAGCACCGACTCGCCCGCCGTCACGTTGCGGCAGTAGACGTACTTCGTATCGACCTGCGGGTCGGCGCTCACCGCCATCGTCACGCGGATCGTCAGGTTGCCCGCCGTCGGCGAGATCGTCGCGACCGGCGAGCCGCTGCTCTCGTAGGTCAGGCCCGCGTCGGCGAACGTGTAGGCGACCTCGTAGCTGTTGCCCGCGACGAGCGTGCCGCCTGCGATCAGCGCGAGGCCCGGCGCGGCGGCAGGCGGCGCGATCCCCATGCGCGTCCACGTCGTCCCGTCCTCGCTCTTCTGGATCGACCCCTGCCCGTCGAACAGCGCGACGAGGTTGCGGTCGTAGACGAAGAAGTGCTCGTTGACGGTCGAGCGCCCCGAGAGCACCGCCGCGCCCCAGACGCCTGCGTCGCTCGGCTTGAAGACCTGCCCGTTGTAGCTGGCGAGCAGGAACGTGCCCGTGACCATGTAGATGCGCCGCCCGCCCTGCGGACGCAACGCCCCGAGGCTGGTCGTGCTGCGCGTCTGCCAGCCGGGGAA